CACGATTACTCAAAAGTAAGACAATTAACAGCTAGATACTTAGGTTACATTCCTGAGCATGAACTGTTAGCTTTAACGCCTACTGAATGGCGTGATTGGCTCATTGGTGGTCAAGATAGATATTTAGACCAAAGACAGCTAGTTATCGAACAAGCGCAAGCTAATGGCTTAGTACAAGCTTCTAAAAAGTTAACAGGAATGGCTCGTGACATTGAGAAACAGCGTTACGAAATAAGGGAACATGGTAGCTATGCACGTGTACAACAAGCTAGATTAGAAGATGAAAAAAGAAAACGTGCCATGTTCAAAGAAGGTACGAGAAAATTCCTTGAATCGAAAGGAGGTTAGCTTTTGGATACTCATTTTATGGCAAAGATCATGGCTAATATTAGAGACTTTCAAAATAACGTAAGGAAAGCTCAACGATTAGCAAAAACAGCAGTTCCAAATGAAATTGAAACAGATGTAAAAGCGGATATTTCAAGATTCCAAAGAGCTTTACAGCGGGCTAAAGCTATGGCACAAAAATGGCGAGAGCATAATGTTAAGATTGATGGTAATAATTCGCCGTTAAAACGTGCAATTACTAGCGCCAGAACAATGTTAGCTACATTGCACACCAAAACAGTAAAAGTTAATTTTGATACAAGGGGTATGACAAAAGCTCAAATACTGACTAAAGCGCTAAACAAATCCTTAACCGAATACGGCGAAAAAATGGACGCTTTGGCTTCTGAAATACGTACATTTGGTACTATTTTTGCACAACAAGTTAAAGGTTTAATGATCGCTAGTATACAAGCTTTAATACCAGTAATTGCTGGCTTAGTACCTGCGATAATGGCGGTACTTAATGCGGTTGGTGTATTAGGTGGTGGCGTTCTAGGATTAGCTGGGGCATTCAGTATTGCAGGTGCAGGTGCAGTAGCATTTGGTGCTATGGCAATTAGTGCTATTAAAATGCTCAAAGATGGAACGTTACAAGTAACTAAAGAAACACAAGCTTATCAATCGGCTTTAAATGGTGTTAAAACAACTTGGCAAGATATCATCAAACAAAATCAAGCACAAATATTCAACACATTAGCGAATGGTTTAAACACAATTAAAACAGCCTTAATTGCATTAAAACCTTTTATATCTGGCGTAGCTCAATCTATGGAACAAGCTTCTCAGAAAGTGTTGAAATGGGCTCAAAATAGCCAAACAGCACAAAAGTTCTTTAACATGATGAATACAACAGGTGTTAAGACGTTTGACGCTTTATTAAGCGCGGCAGGTCGTTTTGGTGATGGATTAGTGAATGTGTTCACTCAATTAGCACCATTATTTTTGTGGGTAGCTAATGGCTTAGATAGTTTAGGTCAAAAATTCCAGAACTGGGCTAACAGTGTAGCAGGACAAAATGCGATACAAGCATTCATCGAGTATACAAAGACAAACTTACCTAAATTAGGGCAAATATTTGGTAATGTATTTTCTGGAATTGGCAATTTAATGATTGCTTTCGGACAAAACAGTTCGAATATATTTGATTGGTTGGTTAAGTTAACATCTCAATTCAAAGCGTGGTCAGAACAAGTAGGTCAATCTCAAGGATTTAAAGATTTTATAAGTTATGTTCAAGAGAATGGCCCAACTATTATGCAGTTAATCGGTAACATCGTAAAAGCGTTAGTAGCATTTGGTACTGCAATGGCTCCTATAGCTAGTAAATTACTAGATTTCATTACTAATTTAGCTGGATTTATCGCCAAACTATTCGAAACACACCCAGCAGTCGCTCAAATTATCGGTGTTATGGGTATTTTAGGTGGCGTATTTTGGGCTTTAATGGCTCCGATCGCAGCTGTTAGCAGTGTATTAAGTAATGTGTTTAGTATGACTTTATTGAACGTTGTCAAAAGAATACTGGATTTAACTAGAATAACTGGATTGGTAAGTAAAGCGTTTGGTTTATTGGCTGGTGCTTTCACAAGTGTTTCTTGGCCAGTATTAGCAGTGATTGCCGTAATTGGCGCATTCATTGGCATTCTTGTTTATTTATGGAAAACAAACGAGAATTTCAGAAAAACAATAACTGAATCTTGGAACGGTATTAAAACAGCAGTTTCCGGTACGATTCAAGGTGTAGTAGATTGGTTAACTCAATTGTGGGGCAAAATTCAATCAACATTACAGCCAATCATGCCTATTTTGCAAATGTTAGGTCAAATATTCATGCAAGTTTTAGGTGTTTTAGTCATAGGTATCATCACAAACGTTATGAATATCATACAAGGTTTGTGGACGTTAATTACAATCGCGTTCCAAGCCATAGGAACAGTGATATCCGTAGCAGTCCAAATCATAGTAGGTTTATTCACTGCTTTGATTCAGTTGCTTACTGGCGACTTCTCAGGTGCTTGGGAGACTATTAAAACTACAGTTACCAATGTGCTTGATACGATTTGGCAATACATGCAATCAGTTTGGGAGTCAATTATCGGCTTTTTAACTGGCGTAATGAATCGAACACTTTCTATGTTTGGTACAAGTTGGTCACAGATATGGAGTACAATCACTAATTTTGTTAGTAGTATATGGAATACTGTTACAAGCTGGTTCAGTCGAGTTGCTTCGAGTGTAGCTGAAAAAATGGGACAAGCACTAAACTTTATTATCACAAAAGGTTCTGAATGGGTTTCTAATATTTGGAATACAGTTACAAGTTTCGCAAGTAAAGTAGCTGATGGGTTTAAAAGAGTTGTCTCAAATGTAGGTGACGGCATGAGTGATGCACTTGGTAAGATTAAAAGTTTCTTCGGCGACTTCTTAAATGCTGGTGCAGAATTAATCGGCAAAGTAGCTGAGGGTGTAGCCAATGCTGCGCACAGAGTTGTTAGTGCAGTAGGCGATGCAATTTCATCTGCATGGGACTCTGTAACTTCATTCGTAAGTGGACACGGTGGGGGTAGCGGTTTAGGCAAAGGTTTAGCAGTATCACAAGCTAAAGTTATTGCTACAGACTTTGGCAGTGCCTTTAATAAAGAGCTATCATCTACACTTACAGATAGTATAGTAGATCCCGTAAGTACTTCTATAGACAGACACATGACTGGCGATGTTCAACATAGCTTAAAAGAAAATAATAGACCTATTGTGAATGTAACTATTAGAAACGAGGGGGACCTTGATTTAATCAAATCACGCATTGATGATATAGACGCTATAGACGGAAGTTTCAACTTATTATAAGGGAGGTTTGTTAGTTGATAGCGCACGATATAGAAGTAATAAGGAATGGTTCGCAGTATCGCGTCAGTGACAACCCTTTCACTTATAATCACTTGGAAGTAGTTGAATATAACGTTACAGGCGCAGGCTATCATCGTAACTATTCTGACATAGAAGGTATCGATGGTAGATTTCATAATTTTGCTAAAGAAGAACTTAAAAAAGTAGAGCTTAAGTTAAGGTACAAAGTACCTAAGATCGCTTATGCTTCACATTTAAAATCAGACGTCCAAGCACTATTTGCTGGGCGTTTTTATTTAAGGGAATTAGCAACACCAGACAATTCAATTAAGTACGAACATATATTAGATACATCAAAAGGAAAACAAGCTTTCGAACTTGATTATGTTGATGGACGACAACTTTTAGTGGGGCTGGTAAGCGAAGTGTCTTTTGATACAACACAAACATCAGGGGAATTTTCTTTGTCATTTGAAACAACCGAACTACCATACTTTGAAAGTGTCGGTTATAGCACTGACCTTGAAAGTGATAACGACCCTGAAAAATGGTCGGTACCTGATAGATTACCTACAAACGAAGGTGATAAGAGGCGTCAAATGACATTTTACAACACAAACTCTGGAGAAGTTTATTATAACGGTGATGTTCCGTTAACACAGTTTAATCAGTTTAATGTTGTTGAAATAGAGTTAGCTGAAGATGTTAAAGCTAGCGATAAGGATGGATTCACTTTCTATACAGATAAAGGGAATATCTCGGTTATTAAGGATGTCGATTTAAAAGCCGGAGACAAAATAATCTTTGATGGTAAACATACTTATAGAGGTTATTTAAATATAGATTCTTTTAATAAAACATTAGAACAACCAGTTTTATATCCAGGCTGGAATCGATTCAAATCTAATAAAGTAATGAAACAAATTACTTTTATACACAAATTATATTTTAGATAAGGAGTAGCCTATGCCAATTTTATTAAAAAGCTTACAAGGTGTAGGGCATGCAATTAACGTTAGTACTAAAGTCAGTAAAAAGTTAAATGAAGATAGTTCTTTGGATTTAACAATTATTGAAAACGCGAGTACGTTTGACGCAATAGGTGCTATCACTAAAATGTGGACGATCACTCATGTTGAAGGTAAAGATGATTTCAACGAATATGTAATTGTCGTACTTGATAAGTCTACTATCGGCGAGAAAATAAGACTTGATATCAAAGCTAGGCAAAAAGAACTTGATGACCTTAACAATTCTAGGATTTACCAAGAGTATAACGAAAGTTTTACAGGCGTTGAGTTCTTCAATACTGTCTTTAAAGGAACGGGTTATAAGTATGTATTACATCCAAAAGTAGATGCATCTAAATTCGAGGGATTAGGCAAAGGAGATACACGATTAGAAATCTTTAAAAAAGGACTTGAGCGTTATCATCTCGAATATGAATACGATGCAATGACTAAAACGTTTCATTTGTATGATGAATTATCTAAGTTTGCCAATTATTACATTAAAGCTGGTGTGAATGCTGATAACGTCAAAATACAAGAAGACGCATCTAAATGTTATACCTTTATTAAAGGTTACGGTGATTTTGATGGACAACAGACTTTTGCAGAAGCGGGACTACAAATTGAATTCACTCATCCATTAGCACAATTGATAGGTAAAAGAGAAGCGCCACCGCTTGTTGATGGACGTATTAAAAAAGAAGATAGTTTAAAAAAAGCAATGGAGCTAGTGATAAAGAAAAGTGTCACTGCTTCTATTTCCTTAGACTTTGTAGCGTTACGTGAACATTTCCCAGAAGCTAACCCTAAAATAGGTGATGTTGTTAGAGTGGTGGATTCTGCCATAGGATATAACGATTTAGTAAGAATAGTAGAAATAACAACTGAAAGAGATGCTTATAACAATATCACTAAACAAGATGTAGTGTTAGGAGATTTTACCAGACGTAATCGTTATAACAAGGCTGTTCATGACGCTGCGAATTATGTTAAGAGTGTAAAGTCTACTAAATCCGACCCATCTAAAGAACTAAAAGCATTAAACGCAAAAGTTAACGCAAGTTTATCTATCAACAACGATATATTAAAGAAAACCGAAAGATTAAACGCTAAAGTGGATAAAGTTAACACTAAAACAGTTACTACTGCTAACGGTACGATCATGTACGACTTTACGAGTCAATCAAGTATAAGAAACATCAAATCTATTGGAACAATTGGTGATTCTGTAGCTAGAGGGTCACACGCAAAAACTAATTTCACAGAAATGTTAGGCAAAAAGTTAAAAGCCAAAACGACCAACCTTGCAAGAGGTGGCGCGACAATGGCGACAGTACCAATAGGTAAAGAAGCGGTAGAAAACAGCATTTATAGGCAAGCAGAGCAAATAAGAGGCGACCTAATCATATTACAAGGTACAGATGATGACTGGTTGCATGATTATTGGGCGGGCGTACCGATAGGCACTGATAAAACGGACACTAAAACGTTTTACGGTGCCTTTTGTTCTGCAATTGAAGTTATTAGAAAGAATAATCCGGATTCAAAAATACTAGTGATGACAGCTACAAGACAATGTCCTATGGACGGCACTAAAATGCGTCGTAAAGATACAGATAAAAACAAGTTAGGGCTAACACTTGAAGACTATGTAAACGCTCAAGTATTAGCTTGCAGTGAATTAAATGTACCAGTATTTGACGCATATCACACAGATTACTTCAAACCTTACAACCCGGCTTTCAGAAAGTCCAGCATGCCTGATGGATTACACCCTAACGAAAAAGGACACGAAGTGATTATGTATGAACTAATAAAGGATTATTACAGTTTTTATGATTAAAGGAGGCAACCAATGGCTTACGGATTAATAACAAGCTTGCATTCTATCACTGGCGAAAAAGTAGTTGCTCAGCATGAGTACAACTATCGCTTGTTGGATGAAGGAATGAGCAAACTTGAGAAAATGTTTATATATCATCAAAAAGAAGAAATATACGCACACTCAGCGAAACAAATTAAATACTTGAATGACAGTGTTGAAGATTATTTAACATATCTAAATGGCCGTTTTAGCAATATGATTCTAGGTCATAACGGCGACGGTATTAATGAAGTAAAAGATGCGCGTGTTGATAATACTGGTTATGGTCATAAGACATTGCAAGATCGTTTGTATCATGATTATTCAACACTAGATGCTTTCACTAAAAAGGTTGAGAAAGCTGTAGATGAAAACTATAAAGAATATCGAGCGACAGAATACCGATTCGAACCAAAAGAGCAAGAACCGGAATTTATTACTGATTTATCGCCATATACTAACGCAGTAATGCAATCGTTTTGGGTAGACCCTAAAACAAAAATTATTTATATGACACAAGCGCGTCCAGGCAATCATTACATGTTATCTAGATTGAAGCCCAACGGACAATTTATTGATAGACTGCTTGTTAAAAATGGCGGTCACGGCACACACAACGCCTATCGATACATTGGTAATGAGTTGTGGATTTATTCAGCAGTGTTAGACGCTAACAATAACAACAAGTTTGTACGCTTTAAATATAGAAGCGGAGAAATGACGTATGGCAACGAAATGCAAGACGTCATGCCAAACGTATTTAACGATAGATATACGTCAGCAATTTATAATCCAGTAGAAAACTTAATGATTTTTAGACGTGAATATAAAGCTTCTGAACAACAAGCTAAGAATTCATTGAATTTCATTGAAGTTAGAAGCGCTGACGATATCGACAAAGGTATAGACAAAATTTTGTATCAAATGGATATACCAATGGAATATTCTTCATTAACGCAACCTATGCAGGGTATTGCTTATGATGCAGGTGTCTTATACTGGTACACTGGCGACTCAAATCCAGCTAACCCTAATTACTTGCAAGGCTTCGACATCAAAACGAAAGAATTGTTGTTTAAACGTCGTATCGATATAGGCGGTGTGAATAATAACTTTAAAGGAGACTTCCAAGAAGCTGAGGGTCTCGATATGTATTACGATCTAGAAACAGGACGTAAAGCACTTTTAATTGGGGTAACTATTGGACCAGGTAACAACAGACATCATTCAATTTATTCTATCGGTCAAAGAGGTGTAAACCAATTCTTGAAAAACATCGCACCTCAAGTATCAATGACTGATTCGGGCGGACGTGTTAAACCGTTACCAGTACAAAATCCAGCATATCTAAGTGATGTAACAGAAGTTGGTAACTATTACTTATATTCGCAAGATACGCAAAATGCGCTAGACTTTCCGTTGCCTAAAGAATTTAGGGATGCAGGTTGGTTCTTTGATGTATTGCCTGGTCACTATAACGGCGCTTTAAGACAAGTGCTTACTAGAAATAGTACAGGTAGAAATATGCTCAAATTTGAGCGTGTTATCGACATTTTCAACAAGAAAAACAACGGTTCGTGGAACTTTAACCCGCAAAGTGCAGGTTTTTGGGAACATATTCCGAAAAGCATTACTAAGCTATCTGATTTAAAAATTGTTGGTTTAGACTTCTATATCACTACAGAAGAATCAAAGAGGTTTACTGATTTCCCTAAAGACTTCAAAGGTATTGCAGGTTGGATATTAGAAGTAAAATCGAATACACCAGGCAACACAACACAAGTGTTAAGACGTAATAACTTCCCGTCAGCCCACCAATTCTTATTAAGAAACTTTGGTACTGGTGGCGTTGGTAAATGGAGTTTATTCGAGGGAAAGGTGGTTGAATAATGGTAGTAGATAATTTTTCGAAAGACGATAACTTAATCGAGTTACAAACAACATCACAATATAATCCAATTATTGACACAAACATCAGTTTCTATGAATCAGATAGAGGAACTGGTGTTTTAAATTTTGCAGTAACTAAGAATAATAAGCCGTTATCAATCAGCAAACATAATGCGATGACTAGTATTGTGCTTAAGACGGATAACTTCGACGATGAACACGGCGCTTATATTAGTGATGAACTTACAATTGTTGATGCAATTAATGGACGAATGCAATACGTTATCCCAAACGAGTTCTTAAAATACACTGGTCGAGTACATGCGCAAGCATATTTTACTCAAAACGGTAGCAATAACGTTATTGTAGAGCGTCAATTTAGCTTCAATATTGAGAATGATTTAATTAGTAACTTTGACGGTAAAACGAAGTTAGTTTATATCAAATCAATTCAGGACTTAACAGAAAGCGTTAAAGAAGAAGTTGAGGACTTAAAGAAAAGTTTAAGTGATACAAAATCGTTGGTTACTGAAATTGATAGTCGTATTAATCAAGGTATTCAAAGATTAGAAATCAAACAAAATGAAGCGGTACAGATGATTACAACAACACAAGACAAAGCCGTTCAATATATAAATAGCGAGTTCCAGAAAATTGTTGATAAGGAGCAAGCGATATTTGCGCGTGTCAATGAAGTTGAGCAACAAATCAATGGCGCTGACCTTGTTAAAGGTAATTCAACAACAAATTGGCAAAAGTCTAAACTTACTGATGATTACGGTAAAGCAATTGAATCGTCTGAGCAGTCCATAGATAGCGTTTTAAGCACAGTTAACACATCTAGGATTATTCATATCACTAGCGCGACAGATGCGCCCTCATATAAAGATATAGGTACTGTCGATACATCTAAAGAAGATGGCGTTGACGATGGTTCAGATATTCCGGTAGCTCCTAACACTTTAGGAAAATCAGGCGTGTTAGTTGTCTATGTTGTTGATGATAGTACGGCACGTGCAACATGGTATCCAGATGATTCAAACGACGAATATACAAAATATAAAATTAGTGGCACATGGTACCCGTTTTATAAAAAGAATGACGGTGACTTAACTAAGCAATTTGTTGAAGAAACGTCTAACAACGCTTTAAATCAAGCTAAGCAGTATGTAGATGATAAATTCGGAACAACGAGCTGGCAACAACATAAGATGACAGAGGCGAATGGTCAATCAATTCAAGTTAACTTAAATAATGCGCAAGGCGATTTGGGATATTTAACTGCTGGTAATTACTATGCAACAAGAGTGCCGGATTTACCAGGTAGCGTTGAAAGTTATGAGGGTTATTTATCGGTATTCGTTAAAGATGATACAAACAAGCTATTTAACTTCACGCCTTATAACTCTAAAAAGATTTACACACGATCAATCACAAACGGCAGACTTGAGCAACAGTGGACAGTTCCTAATGAACATAAGTCAACGGTATTGTTCGACGGTGGAGCAAATGGTGTAGGTACAACAATCAATCTAACCGAACCATACACAAACTATTCTATTTTATTAGTAAGTGGAACTTATCCAGGTGGCGTTATTGAGGGATTCGGACTAACCGCATTACCTAACGCAATTCAATTAAGTAAAGCGAATGTAGTTGACTCAGACGGTAACGGGGGCGGTATTTATGAGTGCTTACTATCCAAAACAAGTAGCACTACTTTAAGAATAGATAACGATGTGTATTTCGATTTAGGCAGAACAACAGGTTCTGGCGCTAATGCAAACAAAGTTACTATAACCAAAATTATGGGGTGGAAATAATGAAAATCACAGTAAACGATAAAAACGAAGTTATCGGATACGTTAATACTGGCGGTTTACGCAATAGTTTAGATGTAGACGATAATAATGTGCCTATAAAATTTAAAGAAGAGTTCGAACCTAGAAAGTTTGTATTCACTAACGGCGAAATTAAATACAACAACAATTTTGAAAAAGAAGATGATTCGAACACACCAAGTCAACAAACTGCAACAGATTTGAGTGATGAGGAACTTCGCGGAATGGTTGCGAGTATGCAAATGCAGGTGACGCAAGTAAATATTTTGGCGATGGAATTAAAGCAACAAAACGCTATGTTAACACAACAGTTGACTGAACTAAAAGCTGGTAAAACAAATACAGAGGGGGACGTTTAAATGGAGAAAATTAAGATGATTTATCCAACTTTCAAGGATATTAAAACTTTTTATGTGTGGGGTTGTTACAAAAACGAGCAAATTAAGTGGTATGTAGATATGGGTGTAATCGACAAAGAAGAATACGCATTAATCACTGGAGAAAAATATCCAGAGACAAAAGATGAAAAGTCGCAGGTGTAATGCTTGTGGCTTTTTAATTTAACACAAAGTAGGTGGCGTAGTGTTTGGTTTTATCAAACGACGTGAGCACGAATGGCGAATTATGCGCTTAGAAGAAAACACTAAGGACACGTTTAAAAAACTAGATAGCATTGAAAACAGTTTAAGAACACAAGAAAAAATTTATGACAAGTTAGATAGAAACTTCGAAGAATTAAGGCGCGATAAGATTGAAGATGAAAAAAATAAAAAGAAAAATGCCAAAAATATTAGAGACATCAAGATGTGGATTCTCGGTTTGATAGGGACTATCTTCAGTACGATTGTCATAGCTTTACTAAGAACTATTTTTGGTATCTAAAGGAGGTGATTACCATGCTTAAAGGATTCTTCGGATATAGTTTCTGGGCATGCTTCTGGTTCGGAAAATGTAAATAATTTTTAAAGGTCAGTGCTTCGGCACTGGCTTTTTATTTTGATTGAAATGAGGTGCATACATGGGATTACCTAATCCAAAGACTCGAAAACCTACAGCAAGCGAAGTAGCTGAGTGGGCAAAGTCGAATATTGGTAAGAGGATTAATATAGATAATTACCGGGGCAGCCAGTGTTGGGATACACCTAACTATATTTTTAGTAGATATTGGGGTTTTAGAACGTGGGGAAACGCTAAGGATATGGCTAATTACAGATATCCTAAGGGTTTCCGATTTTATCGTTATTCATCTGGATTTGTACCGGAACCTGGAGACATCGCAGTTTGGCACCCTGGCAACGGAATAGGTTCGGACGGACACACCGCAATAGTAGTAGGACCATCTAATAAAAGTTATTTTTATAGCGTTGACCAAAACTGGGTTAATTCTAATAGTTGGACAGGTTCTCCGGGAAGTTTAGTAAGACACCCTTATGTAAGTGTTACAGGCTTTGTCAGACCTCCATATTCAAAAGATACTAGCAAACCTAGTAGTACTGATACAAGTTCGGCATCAAAAGCCAATGACTCAACAATTACTGGCGAAGCGAAGAAACCGCAATTTAAAGAAGTTAAAACAGTAAAATACACTGCTTACAGCAATGTTTTAGATAAAGAAGAGCACTTTATAGACCATATCGTTGTATGGGGAGATGAACGCTCGGATATTCAAGGATTATATATAAAAGAATCAATGCATATGCGTTCTGTAGACGAACTGTACACGCAAAGAAATAAGTTTATCAGCGATTATGAAATACCACATTTATATGTCGATAGAGAGGCTACATGGCTTGCTAGACCAACCAATTTTGATGACCCGCGTCACCCTAATTGGCTAGTTATTGAAGTATGTGGTGGTCAAACAGATAGTAAGCGTCAATTCTTAATGAACCAAATACAAGCTTTAATACGGGGTGTATGGTTGTTGTCAGGAACAGATAAAGAATTATCTGAAACGACGTTAAAGGTAGACCCTAATATTTGGCGTAGTATGAAAGATTTAATTAATTACGACTTGATTAAGCAAGGTATACCAGATAACGCAAAGTATGAGCAAGTTAAAAAGAAAATGCTCGAGACATACATTAAACGAGATATATTGACGCGAGAAAACATTAAAGAAGTAACGACAAAAACGACGATACGAATTAGCGATAAAACATCAGTTGACAGCGCATCCAAAAGAGGACCAACTCCGTCAGACAAAAAAGCAAGCATCGTTACTGAAACAAGTCCGTTCACATTCCAGCAAGCACTGGATAGACAAATGGCAAGAGGTAACCCGAAAAAATCTCATACATGGGGCTGGGCTAATGCAACACGAGCACAAACGAGCTCGGCAATGAATGTTAAGCGAATATGGGAAAGTAACACGCAATGCTACCAAATGCTTAATTTAGGAAAGTATCAAGGCATTTCAGTTAGTGCGCTTAACAAAATACTTAAAGGAAAAGGAACGCTCGACGGACAAGGCAAAGCATTCGCGGAAGCTTGTAAGAAAAACAACATTAACGAAATTTATTTGATCGCGCACGCTTTCTTAGAAAGTGGATACGGAACAAGTAACTTCGCTAGTGGTAGATACGGTGCATATAATTACTTCGGTATTGGTGCATTCGACAACGACCCTGATTATGCAATGAAATTTGCTAAGAATAAAGGTTGGACATCTCCAGCAAAAGCAATCATGGGCGGTGCTAGCTTCGTAAGAAAGGATTACATCAATAAAGGTCAAAACACATTGTACAGAATCAGATGGAATCCTAAGAATCCAGCTACGCACCAATACGCTACTGCTATAGAGTGGTGCCAACATCAAGCTAGTACAATCGCTAAGCTATATAAACAAATCGGCTTAAAAGGTATCTACTTCACAAGGGATAAATATAAATAAAGAGGTGTGTAAATGTACAAAATAAAAGACATTGAAACGCGAATAAATAACAAAAATGTTGATATCGGCGACATAGGTTGTCGCTTCTACACGGAAGACGAAAACACAGCTTATGTCAGAATCGGAATCAACGACGAAAAAGGCAGAATCAACTTCAAAGAAAGTAATTTGACACCTAAGTTACATCTGTTCTTGGAAGACGGTTCTATATTCAAAAATGAGCCCGTTTTAACCGACGATAATGTAAAAGGGTTCCTTACCTACAAGATACCCAAAAACGTTATTAAACACGTCGGTATGGTGCGTTGTAAGTTGTTTCTAGAGAATGACCGCGAAAGAATACACGTTGCAAACTTCCATTTCTACATTATTGATAGCGGTATAGACGACACAGTGCAAAAAGAAGTGTCTATCACATTAGTTGAGGATACTGTAAAAAGAATTATCCGTACAAGCGCTAGTGAATTATTGGGAGACGACTTCAAAGAAACGTTAAACACAACTGCTAAGCAATACATCGCTGAAAATGCAGACAAGTTTAAGGGCGAGCGTGGCGAACGTGGGGAAAAAGGAGAAGTGGGCGAACGAGGTGCTGAGGGTGTTATAAGGTTTGAAAATTTAACTCAAGAACAACGAAATGAGTTAAAGGGAGAAGCGGGCGAAAACATTATTAAAGATAATGCCGTTACTTATAACAAAACAGATTTTATCAAAACTGGTAAGAATATTTTTGATACTACCGATATTGAAGTAGGTAGGATTGTTAGCAACACAACAGGAATAGTAAGTGATAGCGCTTATTATGTAACAAGTAAATTTTTGCCGGTAGCTCCTAATACGGTATACACGCAAAATTATGCAGACCCAATCGCTTTTTACGATATCAACAAAACGTTTATATCTGGATTAGCTCGTGTCACAAATCCAAAAGGCTCTAGGACTTTTACCACACCTACAAACGCATACTACATTAAAGCAACAAGCATTAAAGAGGGTGTAGACACATATAATTACAAAGTGTATCAAATCGAAAAAAACGATAAATATACTGGTTATGAACCTTTCAAATTAAACTTGCCTCAATTAGACATCAATTTAAAATCCGAAAGTGTAGTAAATGAAAATGTTAAAAACAACACGATTTCAATTGATAAGTTGAGTTTTTCAGAAAGTTCGTCAAATTTATTTAACCCTAGTGATATTACCGCTGGCGTTTATGTTAACCCCACAACAGGCGCGCTAAGTACAAATGCGAATTACGTATCAAGTAATTTCATCGATATTACAGGTGCTACATCTCTATCTAAAAATAATACTAACAACTTATACGCTTTTTATGATACAAACAAAAACTTTATCAAAACTAGCACGACATCAACAAATACAATTACAGTTCCTAGTAATGCTATTTTTATAAGAATGTCTGCAACAACTAGCGCAACCAACGGAACAATGATTGTAAAAGGCGACAGTCTGCCATCGAATTTTATAGAGTATAAACGCTATATACCTAGCAAATATTTAGAGGTATCAAGTTTTTCAGCTAATAAAGATAAAGAATATCCAGACAGTTACGGTAAATGTAACTTACAAACATATACCGCTGAAATAAGTAAACTTTTCGACCCAAATGCAAATACTAGGACTGAAATAGCTATCATTGGCGATAGTTGGGTACAAGGTGGCGAATTCAAAGCGGGAGATCGTTTGACATTACCATTAAGAGACAGAATGACAAAGTTGTACGGCGATGCTGGTATAGGGTTTGTCGGATTAGCTAATAACCATGTTGGAAATGGTTCTGTAACTGTTAGCACAACAGGCAACTGGACACAGTACGATGAGGGATTAGGTAATATTTCGCAGTCTAAAGGAATAGATAGCGCCATGATTGAAAGTAGCACAAAAGGCGACAGCATCAAAGTTACTTTTGCCGAAGACGTTGACTATTACGAAGTTCATACACTTAACACAGGACAATGGCGCTACAACATCGACGGTAATGAATGGGTAAATATTGATGCAACATCACAAGAAGTTACACCAATTACAACCAACTTAGGCAAACACACGATCAACATCGAAATTGTAAGTGGAACAGTAACATTCGTAGGCTCATACGCATATAAAGGTAATAAAGGCGTGGTTATCCATAAAGTTGGAAACGGTGGTTTGAGAGCTTCTCATGTCGCTAGTACAGATAGGGATAACTACATTAAACAATTGAAACGTTGTAAAGCTAATACTTTTGGCATTTTGCTTGGAACGAATGATATGGTCGGCAATGTTTCTATTTCAGATTATGAAAGAGATATGAAAGAAATCATTTCAAGGATTAAACAAGCGAAACCAAATGCTAGCATCTTCTTAATTGCACCAAGTGGCAATAAATACACAGGCACATTGCACACAATCGAAGATTACAGTAATAAACAGTGTGACATAGCCAAAGAATTAAAAATAGGACATGTGAGTCTATACAGAAACTTAGGTAATTTTGATTTAACTAAAACAAATGAATTAATGTATTCCGACGGTGTGCATCCTAACAAAATAGGTGGGTACGCAATTTCAAATATAATATACGACAGATTATTAAGAATCTAATTTAAAGCTAACCTTTCGAGGTTGGCTTTTTATTTTGGATAAAAGGAGCAAACAAATGGATATTAACTGGAAATTGAGATTCAAAAATAAAGCGGTATTAACAGGTTTAGTTGGTGCATTGTTGCTATTTATCAAGCAAATCACGGATTTATTCGGATTAGATTTATCTACTCAATTAAATCAAGCTAGTGCGATTATAGGCGCTATCCTCACGTTACTTACAGGTATTGGCGTTATTACTGACCCAACGTCAAAAGGCGTCTCAGATTCATCTATAGCACAGACATATCAAGCGCCTAGAGATAGCGATAAAGAAGAACAACAAGTTACGTGGAAATCATCACAAGACAGCAGTTTAACGCCGGAATTAAGCACGAAAGCACCAAAAGAATATGATACATCACAACCTTTCACAGACGCCTCTAACGATGTTGGCTTTGATGTGAATGAGTATCATCATGGAGGTGGCGACAATGCAAGCAAAATTAACTAAAAAAGAGTTTATAGAGTGGTTGAAAACTTCTGATGGAAAACAATTCAATGTGGACTTATGGTATGGATTTCAATGCTTTGATTATGCCAATGCAGGTTGGCAAGTCTTATTTGGCTACAACTTAAAAGGTGTAGGTGCCAAAGACATCCCAAGTGCTAATAATTTTAACGGACTAGCTACTGTATACCAAAATACACCAGACTTCTTAGCGCAACCTGGCGACATGGTTGTGTTCGGTAGCAACTACGGTGCTGGATATGGTCACGTAGCATGGGTAATTGAAGCAACTTTAGATTATATCATTGTATATGAACAGAATTGGCTCGGCGGTGGCTGGACAGACGGTGTACAACAACCTGGCTCTGGTTGGGAAAAAGTTACAAGACGCCAACACGCTTACGACTTCCCTATGTGGTTTATCCGTCCTAACTTCAAAAGCGAAACAGCTCCGCGATCAGTACAATCTCCTACGCAAGCATCTAAAAAGGAAACGGCTAAGCCACAACCTAAAGCGGTAGAACTTAAAATCATCAAAGATGTAGTTAAAGGTTACGACCTACCTAAGCGTGGTAGTAACCCTAAGTTTATAGTTATTCACAACGACGCAGGAAGCAAAGGAGCAACAGCAGAAGCATATCGTAATGGATTAGTTAACGCACCTTTATCGAGATTAGAAGCAGGTATTGCGCATAGTTATGTATCAGGTAACACAGTGTGGCAAGCCTTAGACGAATCACAAGTAGGCTGGCATACAGCGAACCAAATAGGCAATAAATATGGTTACGGTATTGAAGTGTGTCAATCAATGGGTGCAGATAATGCTACGTTCTTAAAAAATGAACAGGCAACTTTTCAAGAATGCGCTAGATTGTTGAAAAAATGGGGATTACCAGCAAACAGAAACACAATCAGATTGCACAATGAATTTACTTCAACATCATGCCCGCACAGAAGCTCAGTATTGCATACTGGTTTTGACCCAGTAACGCGTGGTTTATTACCAGAAGATAAACGACTACAGCTTAAAGACTACTTTATCAAGCAGATTAGGGCGTACATGGATGGTAAAATACCGGTTGCCACTGTCTCTAATGAGTCAAGCGCTTCAAGTAATACAGTTAAACCAGTTGCAAGTGCATGGAAACGTAATAAATATGGTACTTACTACATGGAAGAAAGTGCTAGATTCACAAACGGTAATCAACCAATCACTGTAAGAAAAATAGGACCATTCTTATCATGCCCGGTAGCTTACCAATTCCAACCTGGTGGGTATTGTGATTATACAGAAGTGATGTTACAAGATGGTCATGTTTGGGTAGGATATACATGGGAGGGGCAACGTTATTACTTGCCTATTAGAACATGGAATGGTTCTGCCCCACCTAATCAGATATTAGGTGACTTATGGGGAGAAATCAGTTAGAATGACATAGTCATGTCTATTTAAGCAGGTGCGTTACACACCTGCTTTCTATTTACATTTAAAGATAAAATGTGCTATTATTTTACTAGAACTTTTTAACATTTCTCTCAAGATTTAAATGTGGATAACAGGCAGGTACTTCGGTACTTGCCTATTTTTTTATGCAAAAAAAACGAAAAAAGTTTATAAAAAGGGTTGATTCGTACGCTATGCCGTGCTATAATAAGGTATACCAGTTGAGAGGAGGCAAGAAAGTGTTAGATTTTATTGAGAGAATAACAAATATCGCCTTAACAGTGGTGTCGACAATGGTCCTCGTCAAATCACTGAAAGGCGATAAAGAAAAGTAAGGTTAAGCCCTTAGGGGCTTACCTACTGTTATAATTCTAACACGATAATAATATGAAAACAATTTCAATACTACTAGTTATTTGTTTGTGGGTTAATTTGTTTATCAATTTCGGAGAAACAAACGTATTGCTGAATGTAGCTACTACATTTGTATTACTAAAATTATTAAAAGAAAGAAAGCGTGATTAAAAAATGAGTGAAATTAAAACTATTATAGGTGAAGTGGAAAAATTGCTAGCTAATAATACACCATACAGTATTTCAAAAAAATCTGGTATACCACGTCAAACTGTTACGGATTTAAAGGTAGGTAACACTAAAATACACGACGCTAAATTTAAAACAATAATAAAGTTATACGAGTATCAAAGATCGCTTGAGAACGAAGAAGATTAATAGAGGAGCCAAAAATATGTTTGTTACAAAAGAAAAGTTTAAAAATTTGAATGTAAAAGAAGTATTTGAATAGGGTAAGAACTTTATAAAAATTACAGATGGAAGACATGAAATATATTGGGTAAACGATAGATACGTAGTACTTGACCATAAAAAAGGCGATTTGTACCCGCAAAAAGCATACCCAAAATATATCGAAAGAAAATTAGTAAGTTAAATAAACAGAAACCACGTCTCAATGGACGTGGTTATTTTTGTCGCGCGTGTCAAATACGTGTCAATTTAGTTCTATTTATTTAGTGTTTTTTCTGAAGTTAAATGCTTTCAAATAGCTTAGTTATAGTTTTTTCGGTTATATGACAAAATAAAATTTATCCCTTACCTTCCGT